TCCGGCGTGTTGTTTTGTGTCGTTTTTTAAGCGCGTAGTTTTGTCGATTTTTTAAGCGCGTAGTTTTCTCACTGTTTTGTGTTGTTCGGCGTGTTGTGGTGGTGGTGTGGTAGTATGTAGGTATCAACCAAGGTTATGGAAAGGATGGTGGTTGAGATGAATATTGTAATTCGAGTTTCAGGGGTACGCGAAGTGTCTTCTTGCTACCACGTCAAGATGGGAAACGTCTCTCTTGGGTAACAGAGGATGTTTCTAGTGTAGATGAAGCGCTGAGATTGTTCTTGAGTACATTCGTTTCGTCTGATTTTGATTTTTTTGCGCTTAAATATAAGTATGAGGTTAACGGCGTGATTCGTTACTTGTATGCGGTGACTCTGCTTAATAAGTAGTCTAATGAATAAGCCCCGCAACCTGCGGGGCTTATTCATGCGATGGCGTCAGTAGTGCAAGACTTCTCCGGGATAAATGAGATTCATATTACCCGAGGAATATCCTGTGATATCATACATGCTGACTCCGAGCCAAGCGGCGATGCCGCTCAATGTGTCGCCCGCCTGCACCACATATGTCCGCGATGTTGCAACGGCACCGCCGCCATTGTGGCATACCTTGTCACCGGGGTACACTACGGACGGGTTGCCGCTGGGCACGCTGACGTTCCACCAGTCAGCCCAGAACATTGAAACGTACTGGCCAGACTGGATGACCACGCAATTGGTGTCGCACGTGGTGTCCGGCGTGCTGGGCTGCGGTGCTGGCGCGGGCGCGGGTGCGGGGGCAACCTGTCCGCTACCTGCATACGCATACCATGTATTCAGGTCACCATAGACCACGCTCAAGTCGAGCGCGCCACCCCAGTCGCCAACGTAGCCGGTCGAGGTGTATTGCCATGCGACCGCAAACGGCCAATGATGCAACGTGGGTTGCGCTGCGGGCGGGTTGAACCCGTAGATTGGCGTGTAACCCAAGGTGTATGCGGCAATCCATAGCCCATAATTCCTGGCGACTACCGCCGTCCAGTCGTAGGAATTTTCCGTGGACTGATTCATATAAATGATAGGCTTGGTGCCCCATGCGGCTTCTACTGTGCGGAGCCATGTGAGTGCCCAACCGGTATCCCAAGGAGCGGACGGCTCCCAGTCCAGAATAGGCACGATACCTTTGCCGATGTAGCCGCGCGTGTTGTCGATAAAGTAATTGGCTTCGCTCAGCGCGTTGTTTTCGGTGTGGGCGAAGTGGTAGACGCCTACACCCTGTCCCGCCGCTAAGGCGTCCTGCACTACGCGGTCGCAATCCGGGTTGACGTATCCAATGCCCTCGGTTGCCTTGGAGACCACAATCTGCGCGCCGGACGTGGTGACGTTGATGCCGGTTTGCCAACTGGATACGTCTATCATGTCTGCCGCGCTAGCGGTTGGCGAAAATGCCAGCAGTAGGGCGGCGATTGCCGCAATCACACTATAGGCGATTGCCTTAATCTTCTTTACCATTGTTTTCTTTTCTATTAATGTTGAAAATATTCAGGATATTCGAGCCGGATAGTTCGGGGTTGATTTTTACGCAATTTTCCATGATTGAGGTAATCTCAATCAGGCAGATGCCCACGCACACGGGGATGAATACGGGTAGTTCGATTCCCAAGTCGATGTAATCCGAACCGTACTCTACGATTAGTGCCACGCAGATTACCGCCAGATATGCGAACTTGTGCCCGAGCCCCTGCCGCATTCTCTCGCTGGATAGTTCACCGTGCATAATCGCATTAACCACGCCGGTAACATAGTCGATTAGCACCAATAAAAATACGATGCCAACGACGATTAATTCATGGATTGGCATAAATTTTCCTCACTTTCTTATGCCTGACTGTTGCAACAAGCCGCCAAGAATCATACTAAATTCAGCCTTAATCTGAGGCGTTTCAAACCGTAGTCTTCCGACGCGATAGGCGTTTAATATTTTCTGCGTCATATCATCCGAACGTTTGAGCATCATACAATCATTATCCACCAACCGATAATCAAACGTAAAATCACGCGTGATTTTAGGCTGTTTTTTGGTAATGATATATAGCACCTCGTCGGCGTCGCTTAATTGCTGATACACGTTGAAAATACCATATTCAGTTGTTCTCAGTGTGAACGCATAACCGGCGTTGTTAAAATCACTAATGAGAGTATTAGCGTTATCCTTAAAATCATTATTGATTGCATAATTCGCATAATTCTCATCATATTTGCGTAAAAATTGCCCGAACTTGGATGTAGCGACCTTGGCGCTGAAGCCGCCATAATCCGCTAATTCCACCATAATAAACCCGTCGCAATAGCGTTGGTATTGCGTGTGATTATCCAACTGCGGTTTCAGGTTGATATTAAACGCGCTAAAGTACGGGTTAGCGAGGGTTACGGCATTGCTGCACATGATGACCCTAACCCTATCATTCCAGCGGTCAACCGTGTTATAGAATTCCTCAAGCGCGGTCACTTCCCCGCCCAGATAGCGCATGTTGTCGGGGAAGATTTCATCAAAGATTATCGTTCGTACCTTGGGGTAGGCGACTGATTTCACCTGTCCGGCCTGACTGAGGGCGATGAAGTACCCCATGATATGCCATGTAGGTCGTTTTTTACCGTGCTTGTCGGTGGTGGCGTCCCTATCATCCAGCCAATGACATTCTGCCTGATTGCCGGACACTCTAAATTCTAATTCCGGGTATTGTTCCGCGATATCCGCAAACCACGTGCCCTTATTCTTCTGCTCTTCTGCCGTGCGGCGTAGGTAGATGAATTGCCAGCGTTTTTTAATCCAGTCACCGATGACCAGTTTTTTAGCGCCATAGGTTTTGCCGAGGCCGCGCGCGCCGATGACGAACATCCAAGGCGCGTGATAGGACAGTACGCGCCCATAATCGTAATAATCGTCCTCGCCTAACAGCCTCTCCATACTATTCATCATACCATATAACAATGACAAACCGGTAGATATCTACCGGTTTATCATGGTGCTAAAAGTTCGGCGGCGCACTGATGCCGTCCCACACGTTCAACAATGAATAGGCGGTATTGTAGCGCGTCCCGTATGGCCCGAACGGGGATGTGTTGAGGATATTATTATACAGTTGGGTAAGCGATGAAGCGTGCAGCACGTTCATTGCGCCTGCCGGGCTCTGATGATAGGCGCACGTCCACAGTATCTGCATTTTTGCATCATCATACGTCTGCGGGTAGCCCTCGTAATCCGTGGCGAACTGATTACGCTGCCCCTGACGTGACTCCGTGCGCCGCGCCCACGCCTGGAATGCGGCAACCTCGCTACCGGTCATCGCCCTATTGAACGTGCCGCCCGATTCCATAAGCGCGGCGATAGCTGGAGCGGAGGCGGCAAACGCCTCATATCCGGCGGCGTCAACCGCTTTCATCGCGTTCAGCACTTGCAAGCGGCGTCCGAAACTCCATTGCGCGATGCCGATACCCTGATTGTTTGGCTCGACGGCATCCCAGCGTAATGATGATTCAACGGTGCCGATGACGTAGAGCGCGTAGGAGCTTTCCCCGTCGCCCACGCTTGGCGTGCCCTGTCCTTGGTCGGCGTCCGGCTGACCTTTGCCTCCGCGATACACCCACGTCTGGGCGCTCGACTTGTAGAAAATGGCTTGCAATGATGTTGTGCCCGAGCCGCTGTGGTAAATGAGATTATCGCCCTGCAATTGGATCCACGCGGAGATATCACCGTCCACACTCACGCCCGGATTATTACCGCCGGTGGGATTATCGCCGGATTCAGGCGGTTCCGGCAATGCCGTGGGATGCAGATAGCCGAGTAGCTGCGAACCTTTCATTAGCGGTAGCGATTGGTGGACGGCAGGCGTGGGGTTTTGCGTCAGCACATCGATATTATCCCCTTGGATACCACCCCACACGATGGCCACGTGGCTGCCGGTGTAGATTTGACTGCCGAACGTCCAGAACACCACATCGCCCATGCCGGGCGTGTAATTGGCGTCCTTTTTTTCAAACACGCGCCCCACGGCGGACGTGGTGGGAAACATGGTGTAATTGCCCTCCGCATAGCCCGTTGGGGTGATACAATCGCCCAGCGACAAATTGTAATTATCCATGCAGTATTTTGCCCATAAATCCCAACACTGGGCACCATAAGAGCCGTCCATGTCCCAGTATTGGTTTTGGGTACGTTCCAACCATGCTTGTACGTCTACCATGATATTAGTATACCCCGCCCGGCGTACCGGACGGGGTATGGCTCGAGCGAAACGTTTACCACGGATAGCACACGAAACAGCCATTGTTGGCCCCCGCCGTACTGCCGTGGTAGGTAATCTTTGGAGCACCGGACGTGTCCGAATCAACACCGGTCAACAGCCAGCCGCTCACTGTAGAACCGGAATTGGTCAAGCCTGCGCCCCATGCGCGGAACTGGTCGGGATCGGAACCCGCAGCAATCCTAGCCCAGCCCGGGAACGTGACGCCTGCGGCCAGGTCGGAATTTTGGGTGCCATCGTTGCCCCAGAGCGAGGCGAATACCATGCCGCCCGAGGCTACGACGTTGCTGCGTACGCGGCCGTTGGATGACGTGACGGTGGCCGCCTCGTAGCGTCCGGTGTAGGTGCCCCGGATGGCGGACGCCATATAGGACGCGATGACCTTCGCGCCGTTCGCATTGGGGTGGATGTCGCCGCTGCTGAAATTGGAATCGTTGCCGATGTTCCACGTCCACGCCCAATCGACGTTTTCCACACCGTTCGTGGCTGCCGCCTCCGCAACGCCCGCGGCCTTCTGCCTGCCGTACATATCCATGCCCGCGTTATGCCAGAGCATCGGCACTGCGATGATTCGAGCCTTCGGGAACTTCGCGCGCGCATTGGAGAACGTCGAATCTGCATACGACTTCATCTGGGAGGTGGTGGCAACGTCGTTACGCCCGCCACCGATGATGATAATCGCCACGTTATCGTTATCGATGGCCGAGGCGCTGTAGGCGTTGTTGATCTGGTCGGTGAACGTCTTTCCCGACACATTGAACCCAGCCCCGGTTACGGCATAGTTTTTCACCTGATAATCGTTACCGATGATGTTACGGAGCTGTGTCGGCCACTTGGTCGCGTCCGTGCCGTCCGCATCAACGGTGCTGGAGGAATTGGCGTAGCTATCCCCGATGCACAAACAGATGGGCAATGCGTCCTGCGGCGCTTCCTCTTCCAACGCTTGAATACGCTGGTTCAACTGCTGCGCGGTACCGGAATATCCGCCCTGCTTGGTAAACGTCGTGTCCGCCTGACCCTTGGTATACACGTCGGAGGTGTTCGCCTTGGTATTGACTGTGCTGGATAGCGAGGATACCGTGCCTTTAAGCGAGGTCAGCTCGGTTTCCTCCGCCTTACCGTTGATGGTGTTCATAAGCTGCTGCGCGGTCGATTCCGACGTGACGCCGAGCTTACCGAAATAGCCATCCAAGTCGGCAATATCGTTCTTGTTGGCCTGCGATAGGCTTGTCGCAGTCTCAGCCTCCTTCTTGGCCTCGCCTGCCGCCGCGGTCGCGTTGTTCGCCGCCGCCGTCGCCGTGGTGATGTTGGTCGCGTTCGCGTACATCTGATTATCGATTTTCGTCATCGCGTCGGTGAAGTCACCGCGCCACGACGGGCGGTCGTTCGGGTTGTCGCCAAACGTCGGCAGATTGTAGTGAGAGGTGTGCTGTGTGGTTGACATGGGTTTACTCCTTACTTTGCGGTGCCGACGCGGACGATGCCGTTCGCGTCCTTATACAGTGAATCAAGCTCGGCTGCCGTCAATCCGAGCGTGCTGGGCTGGGACGCGGTTTTATCCACCTTACCCGCAAGCCCCGAGGTGAGCGCGGAGGTGGTGGCGAAGCCGCTCGTATCCGGGATATCGGTCTTGCGGGCGATGGTGGCCGCAATGCCGAGCGGGGATCCGGACGTGCCGTTACCGGTAAGGTCGGCGGTGTGGCTTACCGAGGTGAGACCGCCCGCAGCGGCGGACGCGATATCATCCGCGTTCTGCTTGAGCTGGGCGTCGATTTTCTTCATATCGCCGTTGTAATCACCGAGCCATGTGGGTCGGTCGGTGCCGACAAACTGCGAGAGGTTGTAATTGTTGGTATGTTGAGTGGCAGTCATTGTTTACTCCTTACTATCGAAATTGTCTGCCGTTGGATTGCGTTCGACATAGCGTGCATCCGCTTCGGATTGCGTGATGAATGCCATGTCGGCGGGCGGGTTTTCGGGCATACTCTTACCGTATGGGAATTGGGAGCGGCCCGGGAAGTCGCCGGGTACGCAGTTGTCCACGGCGGTGGCCTTGAGGTCGTACTCTCGGGCCCCGAGGGTAAGGCCGTCGTATTCCTGAGCGGTCAACTCCATGTCATCGTAGTCCCCCCAGAACAATCCGTGGTTACGCGAATTATCGTACATGCCGCCCAACACGTCCCCAAGCGGTTGCGTAGTCCCGTATACCGGGGAGGTTGCCGTGCCCTGCTGTTCCATCTCATGAATCAGGGCCAGCAACTCCGCGCGCAGCTCAGCCATGTCCTTATTAAGCTGGGCTACGGTATCCGCAAGCGCTTTATCCACGGATGTTGCGAGGTCGGCGGTGGTGTCCTCCAGCTTGCTGAGGTCACACTGGATGATGTCAAGATTATGCTTCAGGCATTCAATCAACTGTAATGTAGTCAATCCGTCCCGGTAGGTGAACGGTACGGATGTGGGTATCCCGTCGAACAAGCGTTGCCGTGGAATCAATGCGTTAATGGCAACCATGATTACTCCCATTCTCCATAGTTATGGCAGCTGCTAAAGATTGTATCATATGACCCCCACACCTGCATGAAACACGGTTCAAGGCTGCGCACGATTTCCATATCGACGTTGATAATCGCGTTGCGGTATTCCTGTATCAGGCTCATGGCGCTCTGACTGCGCCCGGTCACGCGGCTTGTGCCCTTGGAATTGCTGGAATCATGCTGGTAATCGGTGGCGCTTTGCGCGGTGGTGTGACTGGCAGAATCCTGCGAACTGGATGCCGTGCCCGAACTATCCGCCTGCGATTCGTTCGCATGGCTGGCGTAGCGAGAGAAGTCGCCCACGACGCCGGTTTGCGGCACGTCACTATCGAAACTCTTCGACGTGGTGGTGCTGCTATTATCCGACTTGCTGGTGCTTGAGCTGGTCGAATCCTGAGTGCTGGACGCCCTGCCGGAGGATTGCGACTCGCTGCCGTTCTCGCTATCCGTCGTCATATCCATGGAATCCAACGGATTATATTCAAGGTCGAGCGTCCTGTAGCGTTCATTAAAATAGGGCATGATTTCCGCCATAGTCATCCCCAAATAGAAAATGAACTGTTGCGCGGTTTCCTGACCGATTTCCCGCAATGCATAGTGCCTTACGATTTTTTCGTTCAGTTCGGCGCGATGGATCTCATCGTAAATCGGATAATAGTTGGCGCTCAGGTGCAGCTTTTCGTCCGTATCGTACCCGAACGCAATGAGATTACCCAATGTTTCGGTGTATTCGCCCGGCGTTGTCATCGCGTAGGCGCTAAAATCCTGCATTATAATACACCTCCGATACCCGCGTCATACGAGGCGGGCATATCGATATCCGTCGTACCCGAGGCGCTGGAATCGAGCGCGTTGGGCACGCCGGCGCTCTGCGCGTCGGCATATTCAACCCACACGTTCAATTGTGGCCACAACCTGTTGATTTCCGTTGCCGCCGCCTGCCGTGCCTTAAGGAAACTCAAACGGAACACGTCTGTCTTCTCGTTGGCTTGCGCCACTTCGTCGGAGATGAGACGCTCTTTTTTCTCCGTACCGCTGGACTGGATGCCCAAATATCCCAGCACCTCATTGGTGACCTGCGCCTTTTGCTGGATAAACTTGTCCAGCAAGTATGGTGTGGTGTTCGGCCACGGTTGGAACATACTACCGGGATCCAACGAGTCGTAGCCGATAATATAGTCTTGGCCGTCCTGCCGCTGCTGCAGCATGTTCTGTACGGTGAGTTTGGTACGCGGGTCGGCAGTGATGATAGTCGGCAGTTTCAGGCTCTCCAAGTTCACATCATACGCCTTGTCGATATCCGCCAACCGTCGCGCATACTGCCATAGAATGTCCTTGAAGCTCATACGCATCCGGTTATCCCAGATCGGAATACACTCACGGCCCGCCCGCAATTGCTTGTAATGATAGTTGACGCCAACCGGTTCAAAGCGCGTGGGATTATTATACACGTTCAATCGGCCTTGATAACCGGCTTGTGTCACGAGGAACCGGCCTATACGCTTGTCCTCGAAAAACAGCGCACAGCCATACTCGCATAGGCACATTTCCATCCATCGCTCGTCTACGGTGGGCGGCAACCCACGCCAGCTGAACCGGTTCAGCGCCAATTCCGCCAGCAGATGATAATACATCATGTCGAGACTGGCGGCGCGTGCCTTGGCGTAATTGCCACGCGGGTGCAACGCGCCGCCAACCCGATTCCTCTTAGACCTACTCATAATACCATTGTATCACTCGTAGCCAATGCCCGGCAGCGGGTTATTATCCGCCCAATCGGTCACACCGATATACTCGGGCTTGTCCCACACGGTGACGCCACGCTCAAACATGCCCTTAATGGTCAAGCGGTATTCTTCCGGCAGCGTGCCGCGCACATATGCCTCCTGCATCTGCCAGAACGTGAATTTTTCCATGCATTCCAATGAGGCGGGCGGGGTGAGGAACCGCTGGACAAAATACCCGTACCTTAGCATGTATTCGCCCGCGGCTCTCAGAGCGCTGGGGGCGCACATTTTGAATCGTACCAACACACCCATGATGCCGTTACTCAGGTTAAACATATCGCCGCCGAGCGCGCCCGAGATGGTGGGCGGCGTCAACTGCATTTGCTGCACTTGCGCATTGATTCCCGCAATCGCGTTCTGATAGTCGCCCTTTGCCGCATAGTTGGCTAGACCAAGGTTTGACTGAGCTATTACGCCGCTAAGCTGATTGCTTAACCCTGTTGCGGCCGAAGCGTAGGTGTTGGCTTGGGTTGTCTGCGCCGCATTGGTTGCCACGGTGTTCGCGGTATTAGCCGCCGCCGTGTTGTTGGCGATGGCTGCGCTCTTGATTGTGGAATAATTATTAACGCCGTTCTGCGCCATGGTGCCGATTGCGCCCATCGCGCCACCGATGACTCCCGCCACGTTGCCGCTGGCCGCGCTCATGAATGCACCCCCGACCTGCTGCAGCCCTGTAATCCCAGAGCTTAGGTTATTGGTCTGCACCGTCAGCTCCGCCATTGCGCCGGTATTGGCCTGAGTGATGGCCAGCGACTGATTGAGACTGTTGGCGGTGATGGCGTTCGCCGCGCTTCTATTGGCGTTGGACAAATTGGTTTGCTGTGTGGCGTATTCACGTTGCCACATTGCATTGGAGCTATCGGTGTAGGCCGACGCCTGCGCCTTGGCGCGTGTCCATTGGGCGCTATCCGCCGCATAGGCGCGCGTATACGCGCTATTCGCCATAGCCAACGCGCCGCCATTGTTGACGACGCTAAAATGCGGTAGGTTGGTGATGCCGAAACTTGCATCCAGCATTTCGCCGCCGTCGATAGGCAGCCCATATCCCTTACCGTCGATATTCAGCGGGCTTATTGTTTCCGCGCCAGCCTCGTTGTAATTGGGGATGTAAAAATTGATTCTAGTGCCGCTCGGCGCAAAAGAATACGTTTCCCTGATTACGAGATTGTTTGATTGAATGTCCTCGGGCTTATAGGTGATTACAGTACCGTTCATGCTACTGCATTCCACGACACAATAGGGGTAGCAATAGAGTTTTTTCAGGTTTCTATAGCGCGATGGAATGTTAAAATTATTCCTAAAATTGGATACGTTTAGGATATCCTCGTAACGCATCTCAGAATCAATACCGGTAGTGAATTGATAGATTTTGCCATAATCCGTCGCCACGTTTGAACCGTAAATTTTAGTAACCTCAGAACCATATTTATCGATATAATCCTGCGGGAATTTTGGCACCATATAAATAGCACTAATACCCTGAGTAACCCACGGATACAACGTGCCCAACGCCATGATATTGGCAACATACGCCATACGACTGTCGCAATAATAGACCTCGCAACCGTCCGTAGCACCCTCAAAAATACTACCCGTGGCCGTTTGCAGAGAGGGCTTGGATTGAGTGCCCGGAGAGTCGGTAAGATTGGTAGTTGATACAACAATTATCCCATAATCAACCCAGTCAATACCACCGCCATCAATGTCATAGTGCTGGGCATTTACAATACTCTTATACATCTGATTCGTTGTGACCATTTCCGCGCCAGTATCCAGCCCCTCGGGCAAAGCGAGATACGTGCGGCCGTAGTCATCCCATTGGTGTTCGTTGGCTACGCCGATATGCCCGCGCGTCACGTAACAACTGCCGAGTGTAATATCGTGCTGGAAACTCTGCCATACGTCCAGCATCAAGACCAACTGGGTACAGTGTGCGTTGACGTATTCGACGTGCTGGATGAAGTAATACCATGCGCGCGGCCCCTCAAGTTCGGGGTAATCGTTATAAGCTACGAGATAATTCCAATTCGACGCCTCGTTGAACGGTAGTTCGACGCGGGCGGGCGCGTTAAAAATATGCATGGTGGCCGGGCGGCATTCCACGCCATCCAGTTTGTTAAACCACTCTTCCTGTGTTTCACGTGAAACAAACCGTACCACATCCCGATAGGACGCATCCCACGGTACGCGGCAGAGCTTCAGTGTCGTGTTGGGCGTCCATTCCGCCCACGAAAAATTGGACTCCACGTAAGGGTTCGCATCGTCAATCATCATCCAACCTCCGGTATGACAAGGCCCGGAGCGCTCACGTGGTTTGCGCTCCGGGCCTTGACTTGCATCACACCGTGAGAGAGGGTAGCCAACCGGCTACCCTCCCATTATATCACTAGGACACGGTTACCTGCTTCTTACCGGACACTCCGAACAGTGTGGCCGTGATGTCAGAGGTGCCCGCCTTGACGCCGGTCACTACGCCCGACTCGGATACCGTGGCGTTCGCCGGAGTGCCGGACGTCCACGCGGCCTGCGCGGTCACGTCGGCCTTGCGCCCGTCAATCATGGTCGCCGTCGCGGTCGCCTGCACCGTATGGCCCGTGGTTACGTTCGAGACGTTGACGGCAATCGACGCGATAATCGACGGGTTGAACCCGATAACGCCGTCGCCGGTCACTGGCACGTCGAGCGCGGCGGATACCGTGCCCGGCACCTCCGGCGTCTCCGGGTTGGTGTACAAGGCGGCCGCCGTCACCGGAATAACCGTGTTCGGCTCGTCCAGACCGACCACCAGCACGCCGGTCGGGGAGATGTAGGTGTAATCGCTCTTGGGCTTCACCGTGTCACCGATGGTGTAGCTTACCGCGTCCGACCGGAATGTGGCCGTACCGTTATTGGTGATGGTCGTATCGGCGGTGACCTGCACCGCGCCGCCACGCGCCACATTCGACGGGGTGGACGTGCCGCCACCATACATTGCCAGCTTAAGCTGGAATGTCGGTTTTTGGGCGGTCGTGCCGGTCGGGGCCACCACGTTGGCGGTGGATCCTGCTCCTGTCCAGAACATCACTGCGGGAGCGAAGCCGCTTACCGAGATGATGTGCTGCACATGCAGGAAGTGGTTAACCGAGTTGATGTTGACCGGGTTGGGCTGCTGGGTCATCTCATTGATGACCGGAATATCAATGAGGAATTTATCGGTGGTCAGAATGGCCTGCACACCATCCATGCCGAACCGGTCTTGCGGAATAACGATAATCCGGTCGATGGTCGGTTCGGCGTCGGTACGCTGGAATACCGTGGCCAGACCCTGCACATCAAGCGCCGACTTAACTTCAGGCGAGCAGAACAATACGAGTTCATCCGGCTTGGCAAACGTCGGCATGTGCCGCGCATTATACCGAGTGGACACGAATTTCAGCGTATCGGCCCACGCGCGAATCTGTCGCAGCATGTCACGCGCGTCCGTCTCCGTAGACCCCATGTCATTCAGGTCAGCGTCCATATGCACGCGCCAATAGCCGCCCAGCTTCGCATACTCGACAAACTGGTGACACATGGCCTCGAACAAGTCCACTTCAGCCGCATTATAGCACGAGGTAAGAATCTGCGAAGTCAGCGAGGCCAGACCGGTTTCAGAGGTAAACGCGCGCTGGAGCGTCTTGTCATCCGTGGTGGCCGGATACCAGTGGGCGAAGTCCAAACGATGATAGAGGCTATCCACGTCGATTTTCCACTTGCGGAAGTTGTCCGCGCCCAAATATTCCGCGTTCGGGTCATACACCTGCGCGAGGGGCATACCCACGGCGATTTCCTGCCACGTGTCGCCAAACGTCTGGGAGGCGCGCTGGAAAATACCAAGCGGGTTGTTCCACCTCCACGTGTTGACGTAGGTGCCGCCGATGCGATTGACCAGCGCCGAGTAAAACTCGTTCTTCAGCTGAGTACTCGACATGAGCGTGGCCATCTGCCTATCCATGTTCATCTGAGTGGCGGAGGGCATACGCCGCTGGTACTCTGGGGACGCCTCGTTACGAATTATGTTCAGGATCTGGGCGTTATTGAATTCAGTGAGCGGGCGAAGCTGCTGCTTCGGCGTCACCACGGGGGTAGTCGGCATAATAGTTATCCTTTCCTAGTTGTCAGTCTTCATAGAGGTCATCGAACGTGCTGTAGGTGCCGTTATAGTCATCGTCGGTCAGTTCAGCCGATTCCGGCGTCTTGTCATCGTCCGGGCCATCGTTCAACACATGGTCGGCCGCAGCGTCGCGCATCGCCTCAATGGTTTTCGACAGTTCCGCCACTGTCGCCTCCAATGCGCTCAGCCGGTCGGCCATGTCGGCGGTCTTGTCATCGCCCGCGTCCTCCGGTTCACTATCGTCCTGCGTTTCAGGCTCCGGGTTCGGCGTATTCTCGTCGGCGGGCGCGTCCGGCTCGGTGTCGAGCGTGGTGTCCGGCTCATTGTTTTCGGTGTCGTCCATATTCACCCCTTAAGGTTAATGGCCCGGCAGCAATCACGCTGCCGGGCCGGATTGCTAGGCTGTGCGGGTTCCCTCGCCGTCAATGGGCGCTGGCTACGCACGTCTACATCCGACCGAATCGCCTTACCGATTTGCCTACCGGTCGGGCCATCGAATCGACTTGGGACGCACACCCCGCTACTAGGTATTATAGCATGAAACTATGGCCATCGTCATTGAGATGATGCGACCCCGACAGAAACTCGTCATAAGGGATGGGGGCGGCGCGATGCACGCCGCTCAACCGCATAATGGTGTCGCCGCCTGTTTCCACACCGCAATATTTACGATTGCCGAGAATGCGTAATTTTTCATAGGTGTGGTCGTTTTTCCATGCACCCAGTTTCCGGTCATCCGTTTCGACGCCCGTAGGCGCGTCCAGCCCAGCCAATATCATGCCGTCAGTATCCGCATATATCACGCGGTCGGTGTTCGCGTTCATCGCACGGGATGATACCTGCCGACCATAAGCGTTCACATAGGCGGCGGTCGGCAGCCACGCCAGACTGTTGGCCGACTCGGGTTTATCCACGGTAAAATCTATACCCCCGTCCGCAGTTGGTTTCGGATGCAGCATGGGCCGGTAGAGCGAGGCACCAAACTTCCCCACCAATGAGTTCAATAGTAGTTTTGCCATCTGCTTACGCTCTCCGGTTGCGGTTTGTTTCACGTGGAACCATGTATCCACGTAGTTATAGTAGAGTCCATGTGATTTGCGGAATTTCCAGCCGCCAATATGCTCCCACACATGCACGTCATAGTTTTCCGTGAGCGTTTCCCAATCCACATCCGTGACCGGCATGGTGATGACGCCGAGCGTGCTATCCAAGCGTTCACCCTCATACCCCCATACGGGTAGGATATTGGTGAGCGTTGCCGTTTTGCCGTTCTTCAATTTTGCATCAAACGCGACAACGTCGATATGCAATGGATAGTCGGCGTCGTATTGATATTCCCCGTCGTACCATATGGGGGAGCCTGTTGGCATTGGAGCGTCGCGCATGATGCTCGGATAGAGACTGTTCACATCCCAGCTTCTACAATCCCGGTATTCGCCCGGCTTGCTGTACACTATCGCCCCATAGTAGGCGGGGCGCATCCGATGATAATCATCCCTATCCAATGGCGGAAAATGGCGTTTGAACCCAGCGTAGTCACCGCCGATATAGTCGGTCATCGCCATTGACGCTATGGTGGTGCCCTTGAGGTTCAGGGCGTCGCATTCCTGCGCGATGTTCCAGGTGGTTTCCAAGTCGGTGGTTCCTCCGAACGTTTCACGTGAAACATGCAACCCATCGTCGCGCGTAATATTGCGCACGTCGATAAAGTCCACGGTAATGCCGCCCATGCGCACACGAAAACTGTAAAAATGGCCGCGAATATTGAACGTGCCCCACGCGCCGTCCTTGCTCGGGTTCGATTGCAATGGTAGTCGTTTCAAGAGTTCGGCGGCTATGGGTTTAATGTCCTGCCATCCGTGCGCACACCATACGCGCGTATGATGGTCGAGCATGGTGAGGCGGATGACGGCACGGGCTGTCAATGGTTCCATGCCGTCATCCGTTAATAGTGTTGCGCCGTCTGTTGCCGCCGTTCGACGCTCTTTCATGATTCCATCCTTTTAGTGTCGTGCTGCGCTGGTCATCCATTCATCGATTCGCGTTGCCACATCTCCCGCGTCCGCTTTGGTCTCCCATTTATGCGTCTTGTCATTATACCATGTTGCTTCGCGTACCACGGTGCTAAAATTCGTATTGTTCATCAACCATCTTTTTTGACGGTTTGATAGGGACGCGAATTTTTGTGCGATACTTGAGTCGAATGCTTCTAGCTGTTGTTCGACCCTATCAAAATCCGCAGTCCCCTCACTCTCGGGAATTTGCCGAGTTCCCGCGCGTAATGGCGCGCGGCCTACAAGCCCGGCGTATTCCAATATCTCCCGCTCAAGTCGCCTGCGGTTGCCGCCTCGAATCATCGCACGCGCATGGCTTATACCACGTTCGGTGCCGAATATGTTCGCGCGGTTGCGTGTGAGTTCATCGCGCGCCGACCCGCCAACCGTATGCGTACCCAGCACGTCGAATGGGGATTCTCCCGCAAGTTCCATTTCGCGGATCTCCCCCACGGTATAGCGGGCCATACTCAGCGCCTCGAATTGTTGGGCGCGTTTGATTTTCCGCCGCGCCTCAAGTCGGCGGCGCTGCTGCTGCCGTAATGTTTTCCGGCGTTTCGACGGGGCGGCGGCGATTTCCACGTCGGTTATCAGCGGGCGCGCCGCCAGTTCCCTATCGAGTTTCGTAATATGCACGTCGGGGACAACCTGATACGGTTCATTATCCCGCGCACGTAAGGCTTGCTGCTGCTCCCCGAATTCCTGCCCGATACGTCGCGCAACCTGCTCAAGCTGTTGGGCACTGAGTTTCCCTAGGAATGCTTCAGTGATTTGCTTGGGGAGGCGTCCGGTACTGTAATCCCTTACGGCCCGCTCTTGGCGTACCTGCGCTGACCTGATTGCGGCGTTGCGTTTCAGATTGTTGGCGCGTCGGTTGTTTTTGCGTTTTGCCACGGCCCCTCCTTGTGAGTGTGAAACACCCCCGCCGCAAGGATGGAAACGACGGGGGTGAGTCTGGCGGCAACATCCCTATAGGGACGCTACCATGCTATCATATGGTGTGGACAAGTGGGCTACTTACGCTTGTTTTCCGACACTAATTCGAGGTCGAAGAACTTATAGCCGCGGCGGCTCTTCTTTTCCACCACCTTGAGCGTGAGCGGCGAAGACCATGTGTCCGGCGTGCCGAAAATGGCGAACAGGTTGCCGAAGGCGTGCGCCAACGTGGGCGAGGCGGCGGCGAAGTCGCCTTCTTCGGCGTGAATGACCACGCGGGTAGACGAGTTGATTTCACCGGTTTCCTGATTGGCGACCTCGATAGCCTGCGCAAGCACGTTAGTCACATGCAATGGCTCATTCAGGTGTTCGTCCACCTTGTCGGAGGTTTGCATGGCGTTATACAGCGCCATTTTACCGTCCATAGTGGTAGTGTCGAAGAAGTGGGAGACGGCGTTAGCGCCGTTCGCCGCAAAATTGTTGCCGTTGGTTACTGTCAGTTCGTTGTCAGCCATGATTGTTGCCTTTCCTTATAGGGATTATTAATTATTTTCCTCAGAGATAATATCATCCTCGACCACGTTGCCGTTCACCGGCCCCGGATAATCGATAACGGTATCATCCCCAAACTCACAATTAGCCCAATAGATTGCCTCGTCCATGCGCGTTTCCTGCGCATGATACTCGGCGGACATTGGTAGCATGTCCTTGTTAATCTTGCGGGCCTTCTTCATAGCCATGTCAGCCGTGCGGCACGCGCCATCTACAACCACCTCGGCGTCAACAAGTTCCCCGTTTTCGCCGCGAGTAACGCCGCGCACAATACTGTAGTGCTTTGCTCGCTTAATGTATGCCATAATCATACCGCCTTTTCCTAGTGTTGCTGCTGTTGTGACATTCTTGCCACGTCTTCATCAGTATACCGCACATCGCTTAGGTTGTCAAAACAACGACATGCGATTTTGATAATGGTTTGGGCGAATTCATTGCCCTCCCAGATTTTGCACATCTCGTAGCAAGTAGCGCCCTTGACATGGCAGACCGCACACCATGCCACCATCGCCGGGGCGTAAATGACGCCGCTCAGCATTTCAATGTTCTGGGTTCGCGCCAACGCGCCGATGCGGGACGTGCGCGGGGATAATGATAGGCAAACGTTTGCCGCATGTTCGATACCGTCCGCAAACGCCACCTGCGCACCCTGGGGCTTATAGAAGTCCTTGAGTAGCGCTATACTACGGCACAATGTTTCCCAATCGCCCTTACCGCGATCGTATTCACGCAAGTGCAGATTACGCCGCCTGCCGCGGATGACGCGGCGCACACGATCATCATCCAACACGCCATCATCAAACCAATTCGTCGGCGTCTCGGTTGTCTTCCTAAAATTCAGGCTGTTCATTCCCATGCTCATACCCTTCACGGTATCCACGTCGGTAATCGTCCTCATACATCCTATGAATATCATAGGGGAGCGTTTCGCGTTCGGGCTTACCCTCAGCGGCGTCCAATACACCACGCTCATAGCCTTGCGTGGCGGCAATCATCGCGCCTTGCTCAGACCACTGGCCGAACAATTGCGCGCATAAATTCTTAAGCGAGTCCACAATAAGCCTCCCGTAATGCGCGCGTAGCGGCGGCATTATCATGTTGCGTATTCTCACGCTCGGCTACACCCTGCGCGTAACCCTCGCGGAAACAATCACAATACCCCTCACGGCACGCCACATCCTCAAGATTGCGAATCTTATGGGCGGGCAAAACCTGCGCGGCACGATAACCCTTGATGCCATCAACATAATACCAACGATGCCACAAAATACTCACAATACGCTGCACATCATACGCGGCGATATCATCATGAAGATAATCGGTGATATACGTCTTGACCATGTTGGTCATCTTATCGAGCGTGTCGTGATGAAAATACATATCAACCACCATCCTTTCCTGTGTCCTTGGTTGATAGTTACATACTACCACACCACCACCACAACACGCCGAACAACACAAAACAGTGAGAAAACTACGCGCTTAAAAAATCGACAAAACTACGCGCTTAAAAAACGACACAAAACAACACGCCGGA